ATTCACCTGTTGTAAATTTATTTATGAAATGCTACCTCTCTAAATGGGGAAACATGACGTGAACACTACCAATCGGGATAAATGTCTACTTTTTCTTTTTTTCTTCTTCCCTTAGAGACTCTCTTAATTGAACATCTTTTACACTCATATGCGTAAGCTGAGGGTACATTTCCCCTATCTTTTCTAGTTTTATAAAAGTCATTAATCAGTTCCTTCATTTCACCACATATCTTACATTTTCTCTGTTCAAAGAGCAAATGTTCTAGTCCAAACTGATCTTCAATGTTCATCTGTAATCCCACATGTAAGACCTATCACCATATTCATCAGCATACCATCTGTCTCCCTCACCATCAACAAAACTCTCATCATCTCTTCCATCAACGATAAATCCAAATGGTGACATATCTTGTTCGATTTGGTCTCTTTGATCCTCATAGATTCTCTTTCTGACATCTTGATCTGTAAGTTCTTTAAAATATTCTTGTTGAACTAACCATGCGTATATAACAAGACACATTGCAAGGTCATCATTACATCCTTCTTCTGCTTCAAATGAGTTGTGTTTCTGTATAAATGTAGTAAGTTCAGATATGATGTCATAGTCATTGAATATTATCTTCTCGTCTTCAATTAAAGTTTTTAAGTTAGAACATCCTACCTTCTTTACAGTCTTAGACATCTTCACTCCAAGTTGAGTCTTCTTACCTGAGAATCCTTGTCCAACTATTTGACCAGCACGACCTCTCATTGAACATAGTAAAAGATTGTCATATTCTAAGTCATATTGAATAATACTTGCAACTTGATCTCCAATATCATTTACTTCACATAAGATAAAAGCATTGTTGTATGCCTTTGCAATATCTACAATGATACTGGGAAACAACATTGGTTTGATTTCGTTGTTTTTATACTTACCAATCACCTTATGTGGAAATGATGTGATATCTGTGATTATAAATGCAGAGTAGTCAATACCCACACCACGAGCCACGTCAACTGTAATCACATAGTCATGATTTTTAATTGGTTCAAAGTAAATATCTAATCCACGATTACTCTTAATTGGTTCATCATATACTAATGACTTTAATTTTGCAGAACTAATCAGAGTATCAACAGATCCTAGAAACTCACACTCAAACTCAACACGAAACTGTTGTTCTGATGTGTTTGCGATTGTCTGTTCTTTCCAAACCGAGTCTCTGCCTGGCACTTCAGACCAGTGAACTTCAGTTGGCACATATTCATTTTTATCTCTTTCAGCATCATGCCACATACGGTAGAAATGATTCATACCATGTGGTGTTGATACAACTATGACTTTTGTTCTTTGACCAGAAGAGATAGTAGGATAAACAGATGCAAAGAATTGGTCAGCAATGTGATTTGGGATAAAAGCGAACTCGTCAAGAAAGATGACATTATAGGATCCACCTCGGACAGCAGATGCAGATGTAGATGCAGCGAGAATCTTTGATCCATTTTCTAACTCCAGAGAACCTTTGTTCCAAACAAGAACACCTTGTTGCATCCATTTCGGTAAGTTTTCATATGCAAGTTGTAATCTACCTAAAAGATCACGAGCAGTTGATGCCTTGTTTGCAAGTATTGCTATATTTACATTATCATTAAACACAGCATAGTGCAATAAGTAAGACACTACAGTCGTTGACTTACCAGTCTGTCGAGGCATCTTACAGATATTAAATCTTTCTTGATGAAAGTTTTTAATTAACTTTTCTTGAAATGGATATAAATCAAAATTAACTAGACCCTCATCAAGAGAAACAATCTTGATATAATTTTTTGCAAAATAAACAGGATCATCCTTACATTTGATGAACTCCTCAATATTCTCTTGAGTGAATTCAACTTTTACGTTTGCTTTCTTTAGATTGGGATTACCAAGATATACAGTATCAGACATAATAAATTAAAATAAAATTAACACTTCCAACGTCTTCTTGCTTGTCTTAACCTACTATTTGGATCTTTTGCAGCCTTTGGAAACTTCTTCATTTGACCAGCACTTCTTGCACAATAACTCTTTCTTCTCTTCGCATCCTTCGATCCTTTTTTCACTTTACCAGTGACAGCAGTTTGTAACTTAGAGCCAGGATTACGACGACGATATGCAGCAACACCTTTTGCAGTCATACCAGCACCACTCTTAGTTGGTCTCTTGTGTCCTGATTTGACACTCATACCCTTCATATCATCCTCATGAATTACCTCTTCCATTTTTGTGGGAACAATTTTATTTTTAGGGACTGGTGCTTTCTCTGAAGCCTTTTTAAGTTTTTCATTATATTTCTCTTTCTCTACATCAGAAAGTTTTTTTCCCTCTGGGTCTTGTTCCTCAGTTCTCATATTCATATCTCTCATGGCATCTTCTTTCGCTTTATTTCCTTTAGGGTCATCTTTAATCTCTTTCATCTTATCTCTCATAGTGACTCTTCTTTTTTGACTATTTGGTTTTATAAAACTAGAATCTGCACCTTTAGCTTTACTAACACTATCTTGACTAAACTTAGGTAAATCTACCATTTCACTTGTTGTTGTAGTATGTTGTTCATCTTTTTCGTTCTTTGCAAGATTCTTTGCCTTCTTTTTCTTTGATATCTTAGGGCCACCAACTATGTCACCATACTCATCTCTTTTTTCTTCACCCATCATCACAGTAGGTTCGCCTGGCTCAAGATCTCTAGGTAAAAATGACATTACCTTTGCATCAGGATATAGTTTTTGAACTTCTTTTTCTATCTGTTGACGAGTTGGTCTAGTTACAGATGGAACAAACATCTGAACCATGTAAGTTTTACCTCTCCAAGTCAATACAACTTTATATGTGTGACCGTTTTTTACAAGACGAGTTTTTGATTCATTAGTCTCTTCTGGTTCTAAGAAATTGACCTTCTCTTGGTCTTTCTTAGTCATTACTCTTTTGGCTACTTTACCAGCGTCTCTTTGAGTTAGGTATTTTGAGCTAGATTTTTTTTTTTCCTTCTCCTTCTCTCTTTTCTTCTTCATTATAGAAATGAATTCATATATTGATTGTCCTTCTGGTGAGTGTGAATTGTTTAATTTTGTTCCATATGGTAATTCTGCTTGTGGTTTTTTCTTTGCTAACGCTGCATTACCCTCACCCTCAGTGCCAGGATTGTTTGCAAGATTTCTAATATTTTCATCATTCTTTTAGTATGATCCTCAATAGTATCATAACTTTCGTCAATCCATTTATCCCAAGTTACAAAGCCAAGTTTTTTCAAGTACTCTAAACTGTATGGAGGACCAACAATAATAAAAGGTCTTTGAAACCACATGGCAGTAAATACTTTTTCACTTAGATTAGCAGTGGGTTGAGCAAATCTTGTTTCATTTACTATACTAATGAAACTGTCATAATACGCATCTTTTAAATTAGCCGATCTTTTATCCTGATCATCTGGCCATTTTGTTCCTAAATGAGGCTCAACATACTTACTTTCAGTTGGAGCAAGGTCAATTGACATAGGACTTTTTAAATTTAGTTCAGCAAGTCCGTTCATAGTGTTTTTATTATGTACTGACATCCAAAATTCTTTTGTTAAAAATGTGTTATCTTGCAATAGTTTTTTGTCCGCCTTAAATTGCCAACTGTAATGTCCTGGTTTATTATGTAAGTTACACATAATAATATGTCTGTGTTTAGTATAACGCCAATTTGTGCAAATAAATTTTCTTGTTGGTTTTACTTCTTCATTAATTTTAGATCCAGGAAAATAATCTCTTAAAAATATATCTAAACAATATAAATTTAAATCTGGATATTGTTTTTGAAAGTATTTTTTAACTTGGTAATCACAAGTGTAAACATTTATGTTCCTTATACCATATTTGTTTTTAAATTTTTGTATGCTATCTAGTTCATCTGCATAAAGTTGTGGATTTGTATCAGTAAATTCACTGTAAAAATCTCTGTTATGTGGTTTAGTTTGATAACTGGATAATGGCTCATAAATGTAAAAGTCTAATCCTTGTTGATCTAGACGTTTTACTTGCTTACTATTAAGGAACAACTGTTCTAGTTGAGCGATATTATTAGTACCAGTAAAAAGAAAGAAAGGTTTTGTTTCCGAACGTAAGAAACTTTCATTAAACAACTGTTGAAATCTTGGTATTATTCTATGGGGAGGTTTGGTTGCTGGAAAGTTTTTGTAATATAACCCTTGTGCAAAGTCCATTATTTGTCTTCCCTAATTACATCAGCCATTCTATGATTTTCTTGTGCATGACCTCTTTCATCTTCACGTACTGCTATTACAACATCTCTAAGTTTAGCACCTGGACGTAAGTTATAATAGTTCTTTGCAATATCAGGTGCATTAATATTTTCTATTTTTCCTAGTTCAATTGCTTTGAGATAAGATGTATAACTTATTACTGCCTGTTCCTCAAAGTAACCTACCATTCTATGTGCAACCTTTGGAAAGAAAATATAAAGTATCAAGTAAAAATGCCAAAACAATGCTTGAGCAAGAATTATCATCCAACGTTCAAACCAATTAGGTTTTGCAATCTCAATGAATATCATTAAGTGCATACGTTCATTTTCTGCTTCTGCTAATAATGTTCTGATCCAACCTCTATCATCTGGTTTCATTTTTCTTAGGCTACGCAGATGATTCCACATACCTGCAACCATGCCTGGAACTCCAGCAATAGTTTCTAATACAACTGCTCTGTGTCCGTAACGTTTAGCAAAGAAAGTATCTGCTATCCAACGTAAACGCATCGTGAAAAACAATGCACATTTGTCGCCAAAGTCTTTAGGTTTGGTGTGCTTCATTTCTCCTTAGGCTTTCTCATCAACTGAACGCTTTTTCGCTTGACTCGTTTAATTGCAAGATTGCCTATGTTTACTACAGGTCCGCTTGTAACTTTTACGTCTTTGCTGTTCATAGTTACTAGACAATGTCTAAACAGGTCAAACTCCTTAGGTAGGAATATACTTATGGGTAGAGTGCGATTACTTTCAAACCACCATACTTCTCCCATATCTATAAAGTGCTTCTTTTCTTCATCTGTACGTAGCATTGTGTATACGTACATACTTGTAACAAAGTTATCTTGGTTGTTTATAATACCAACATACTCGTTACCACCGTATTGTACGATGCTTAAAAAGGGGAAATTAGTTTCTATATCTTTAAGTAACATTCTAAATTTTTCTCGATAAATATACGTATGCAGTTAACATATCGATATTTAGCAACCAATAAGTCAGTACTGATAGCAGATCTGACTAACAACATAACGGAGTATAGACCAGTGTACCAGAGAAACATGACAGTCTACAGAGGCATAGATAATGTCTTGACCTTTGAGATT